CTTAATTGCTAAAACATCAGTAGAGATAGGACACAAAATAGATAGAGATACTTTAGCTAGTCTAAGTAAAATATTTGCATCAGACTTAATACAAGAAAAAAGATTTGGAAATATGACTTTTAATCAAATAGAAGATGCTTTTAGATTAGGAGTTAGATTTGGAAAAGATGAACCATTTTTAAATATAAGAACATTTTACAAATGGGTGTATCATCATAAAAAAGAAAGAATAGATAATGCTTATTATCAAGTTCATACATTAGGGCAAAACCCAAAAGAAGTTAAATATTATCAAGAACCTATAAAATTATTAAAATGAAAACAAAAGACAAAGTAAGATATTGGCTTACAAAACACGAACATCTAAGAGATAATGATTATAAATTATGTTGTAATATTTGGAATCAAGAATTAAAAGAATATATCATTATGGATAATTCAACTGCTAGAGATTTTCTAAGAATATATGCTTTAGGAAAACTAACATCAGCACCAAGTATTAAAAGAGCAAGAGCAAAACTGCAAGAAGAAGAACCTGAATTAAGAGGTAGTAAATATAAGTTAAGAAAGAAAACTTATAACAAGGAATGGCGTAAAATAGCAGGGGTATGAAAAAAACCATAACTAAACTAAAAAAAGAATTAGATAAATGGTTTAGTCTATATATTAGACTAAGAGAAGCATCTGATCTTGGAATGTGTCAATGTTTTACTTGTGGTAAAGTAGATCACTATAAAAAAATGCAATGTGGTCATTTTCAAAGTCGTAGACATTTATCAACTAGGTGGAATGAGCAAAATTGTCAAGTACAATGTCCTGCTTGTAATGTGTTTAGATATGGAGAACAATGGAAGTTTGGTTTAAGGTTAGAATATAAATATGGTGAAGGAACATCTGAAGAACTACAAGTGTTATCATTAACAACACACAAAAAAGCAAGGTGGGAATATGATGATGATATAAGTTATTACAAAAGTTTTGTTGATAATTTAAAAAAGGAAAAAGGTATTTTGTAAATTATTCTTTTAAATTTGGATATGCTTAATCCAATATATACAAGTGAAGAACATAAAACACTTATAAATTTATATTTAAGCACTTGTAAAGAATTTTGCAAAGACATCACTACTAAATCTAAATACAATAATTATTTAGAAGTGTTAGATACTATAATAGAATACCATAATAATTATGGTTCAGGAGTTAAGGAAAACAATTTTTATGATTGGATAATGATTATACCTATAAACGTATCAGTAGCAACAAATGCTTTTTTTGCAGGAGTAGAAACAAAAAGAAATGCTGCAACATTAAGAAGTTATAAGGTTATTTTAGAACAATTAGCACAAGAGGTTGTAGACAAGATAAATGATTTTGAATTAACTGATGACTGATATATATATAGAAATATCAAAATTATCAGATAAGTTTAAAGAAATGTGTTATGGTCTTACAACAGATGAAAACAAAATAAATAATTGTGTACAGGAATTAATGCTGTATTTTTTACAAATGAATCCTGATACATTGAAAAGTATTTGGGAAAAAGATGGAAAGCAAGGAATTATAAGATATGGTGCAGTAGTTTTAAAAAGAGCATTAACAAGTCCTAGAAGTCCATTTTATTATAAGTATGAAAAGTATTATAAACATATTGATAGATTTCATTGTGATCCTAAATCGGATATTACTAATATTGATTATAGAGGTCATAATATTTATTATAACAATTTATCAAACATTTCAGAAGAAGAACAAAAATATCAATGGGAAAAATTAGAAGAAATAGATAGGCAGTTAGATAAATTAGATAGTTGGTATGATAGAGAATTGTTTAAGTTATATTATTACGAAGGAAACACATTAGATAGTTTAGCAGCTAAAACTAAGATAAGTAGGAATAGTTTGTTTACGACAATAGATAAAGTTAGATCAATATTAAAAAAAGAATTAAATGAATAGATTTTTTGTACCTAATGAAGTCTATGAAGATAGAATATCAATATGCAAAGAATGTGTTTATTATTTTAAACCAACAGGAACTTGTAAAAGGTGCTTATGCTTTATGAAAGTTAAAGCAAGATTGGCACCTATGGCTTGTCCACAAAAGTATTGGGATAAAACAACTGAAGTAGAAACACCTGATGATTTACCTCAAGAAATAATAGATGAAATATTAGATATGTGGGATGATTTAAAAACAGGTAAAGCAAAGAACCAAGCAGCTAAAAAAAGAATGATAGAAACTTACAACACAATTTTTATGACCTCTTATTCACCAGGCACTAACTGTGGTTCTTGTATATCTACTTGCTATGAAGGAATTAAAAAATTATATCAAAAATACAATAATTAACTATGGCTTCAACAAATATAAAAATGTTACACAAAACATCTAACAATTCTTTATCAGATGAATGCTACACTCCTAAAAATGCTGTGTTTCCTTTGCTTGGTGAATTAAACAAAAAGAATGTTTACTATGATTGTACAAGTGGTATTAGTTCAAGTCTTGTAGATTGCTTTAATAAAAATGGATATAAATGTTTGTTAAGTGAAGATAGAGATTTTCTTACAGATGATATTCCTAAAGGTGTTGATGTAATAATAACCAATCCACCTTATTCAAAAAAAGATAAATTTATAGAAAGATGCTATCAATTAAAAAAACCTTTTGCTTTATTATTACCTGTAAGTTCTTTGCAGGGGATAAAAAGAGGAAAAATGTTTAGTGAAAATGGTATTGAGTTGTTAGTATTAAAAAAAAGAATAGACTTTACAGGTAAAGGAAGTCCTCACTTTGGAGTAGCTTGGTTTTGTAAAGGTATATTGAAACAGAAAATAATTTTTAAATAAAACAATGACAAATAAAAAAGACTATAAAAAACAAGCACAACCTAGTTATTATTCAGGAACACTATATGGATATTCAGCTAAAGATATTGTAGATGATTTTAAACTTACTGCCTGGACAGCACAAGCTGTACAATATATATTAAGAGCAGGTAAAAAAGATGGTAGTCCTGCTGAACAAGATATACAGAAAGCTATAAATGTACTTCAATTTGAATTAGATAAATTATATGAAGAAAGTAAAACTAGAACAGGAGGATTAGTAAGATGACATTATACAAATGCGAATGTGGTAAAACTAAAGAAATAGGTAAAGCAACCTTAGCTTTTAGGGAGGGTAGATGGAGAACTATTCAAGCTATATGTGATTGTGGTAAATGGATGGATAGTGAACCTGAAGAGGGGATGCCACAATTAAAAAGAACTGAAGCATCACTAAGTAAAAAAAAAAGACACGATAAGTTGTGGGATGGTGCAAAAGAAAAACTAATAGGAGAACGAGGTATTAACGAACCATTTAAGTAATGAAGAAAAAAAGATCAAGAACATATTTAAAAAGTCAAAGAAATAAAGCAGTAAAATATTATTTTGAAAATCCTGATATTACATTAAAAAGTTTATGCGAAAAATTTAGAGTAAATCAAGATAAGTTAAGTAAAGATATAAGTGCAAAATTACAAGAAAGATTTAATAATTGTGTAGCAAGAAAGTTTAATTAATGAACTTTGTAATAAATACAACCCAAGACAAGCAGACATTATTTAACTACTTAAAAGAGTTAGGAAACGATTATATAGTAAAGGTAAAGAAACAAAGAAACAATAGAAGCAATATGCAGAACAATTATTATTGGGCTTGTATAGTACAACCATTAGCAAATGAATTAGGATATTTTCCTGATGAAATGCACGATACACTTAAAATAAAGTTTTCAAGTGAATGGCAAAGTATAGACATAAACGATAAACAGATAGGACTTCAGAAAGTAAATAGCACAGCTAAGATGAATAGTAAAGAGTTTGAAATATATGCAGACCAAATAAGAATATGGGCTTTAACAGAATTAGGAATAAGATTAATGCTACCAAATGAATATGAGTAAATTATATAAAGGAGATTGTATAGAAGTAATGAAGTTAATACCTGATGGAAGTATAGACGCAATAATTACAGATCCACCGTATGGAACGACTGCCTGTAAATGGGATAGTGTTATTGACTTTGAGTTAATGTGGGAACAGTTAAATAGAATTATTAAACATAATGGTGCAATAGTTTTGTTTGGTTCACAACCTTTTACAAGTGCTTTAATTATGAGTAATGCTAAACATTTTAAGTATGAATGGATTTGGGAAAAATCAATGCCTAGTGGAATAGCTACAAGTTCTTTTATGCCTATGAAATATCACGAAATAATAAGTGTATTTGTAAATAAAGGAAAACCAACTTTTAATAAGCAGTTAGCTAAACGAAACGAAAGTAGTTTAGAGAGGGCTAAATACAAAATACAAGGAAGTAGTAACAAATCTAATCACGTTAATATGGGTAAACAAGAAGCTAGTTATTATAATGCTACAAAAGTAAACCCTAAAACAGTATTAAAATTTAAAAGCGTACCTAACACACCCAAAGGAAATAAGCAACACCCAACACAAAAACCTGTAGATTTAATGGAGTATTTAATAAAAACTTATACAAACGAAAATGAAACGGTATTAGACTTTACTATGGGAAGTGGAACAACAGGGGTTGCAGCAACTAACTTAAATAGAAAATTTATAGGCATAGAGCAAGACAAAAATTATTTTAAGATTGCAAACGAGAGAATAAATAAAGAAGAAGCACAAAAAAAATTGTTTTAAATAAATATGAGTAATTTCTATTATATAGTACAACTTGATTAATCAAATTATTTCAAAATGAATACACACGGAGGTAAAAGAATAGGTGCAGGTAGAAAACCTAAAGCAGATGAACAAAAGCTAATAGAGAAACTTACACCTTTAAATGAACTAGCATTAGACTCATTAAAAAAAGGATTAGAAAAAAAAGAACAATGGGCAGTTAAGTTATACTTTGAATATTTTTATGGTAGACCACAACAAAGAGTTGATGTTACAACTAATGAAGAAAGTCTTAATATGCCATTAATAAACTTTGTAAAAACTGAATCTTAACGAAAAATATAATCCATTATTTGAATCTGATGCACGTTATTTTATAATAACAGGAGGTAGAGGATCAGGCAAGTCATTTGCTGTAACAGTATTTCTAACACTACTTACAATGTCAGCAAACATTAGAATATTGTTTACAAGATACACTATGGTATCAGCACACTTATCAATAATACCTGAATTCCTGGAAAAGATAGGTCTATTAGGATTTGATGATATATTTAATGTAAATAAAGCTGAAGTAGTAAACACTAAAAACAATAGTGATATATTATTTAGAGGGATTAAGACATCAGCAGGAAACCAAACTGCAAGTTTAAAATCATTAACAGGGGTTTCAAATTGGGTACTTGATGAAGCAGAAGAATTAACAGATGAAGATATATTTGATACCATTGATTTAAGTATTAGAGAAAAAGATATACAGAATAGAATTATACTTATATTAAATCCTGTTACTAAAGAACATTGGATATACAATAGGTTCTTTCAGAATAAAGGCGTAGAAGCGGGTTTTAATGGCGTTAAAGACAATATATGTTATATCCATAGTACATACCTAGACAACATAGAAAACCTCTCTACGAGCTTCCTAGAGCGTGTAGAAGCCATAAAGCATAGAAACTTTAAGAAATACAACCATACAATACTTGGGGGTTGGTTAGATAAAGCAGAAGGGGTTGTGTTTGAGAATTGGAGTATAGGAGAATTTAATCCCGACAACCTACAAACATCTTGTGGAATGGACTTTGGATTCTCAGTTGATCCTGATAGTCTTGTTGAAGTAGCAATAGATAAAAAGAAAAAGAAGATGTATCTTAAAGAGCATATATATCAAAATGGTTTAAAATCACACGATTTAGCTAAAATAGTTTTAGACAAGGTAGATAATAAACTTATTATAGCAGATTCAGCAGAACCAAGACTAATAGAAGATTTAAGACATTTAGGTGTTAATATAAGAGCAGTAAAAAAAGGAACAATAGAAAGTGGAATAACAAGGATGCAAGATTATGAATTAGTAGTATCACCTGAATCTATAAACATAGCTAAAGAATTAAACAATTATGTGTACGCAGATAAAGGTAGT